CCCGGCTTGACCTGCTGCGTAGCGTCCAGCAGATGGCAATTGTCATCATTGCCCACGGCCGAGCCGAATCATTTGCCGACCCGGAAGGCCCGTCCTATGATAGGTGGGCACCACGGCTGCACAAGGCGATCGGTTCGCAACTGGTGGAATGGGCCGACATCGTGGGATTTGCCTGCCGTCGGCAACGGACCACCGAGGCAGGGACCAGGACGATTGCCCGGCCGGTTGGGGCCGATGGTGGTGACCGAATCCTTCGCACTCAAGGCGGGCCGTCTTGCGTTGCGAAATCGAGATACGAAAAAATACCGGCGGAAGTTCCGTTGGTGTGGGGCGAGGTTTCTAAGTACCTTTAATGGGGGAGATGTTATGGATCTGACATGGTTTAATGCGGCCGAGACCGAGCCGATGGGCGCAAAGCGAACGGCAGTTCCGGCGGGCGAATATCAGGTGGTGATAACCGAAAGTGAGGAACGGCAAACCAAGGCGGGCACCGGGAGTTACTTGGCGCTGACGCTTGAGATCATTGATGGACCTCATAAGGGGGGCAAAGTCTGGGCGAATGTCACTATGCGAAACCAGTCAGCAATGGCGGTGACGATAGGACAAAAAGAACTGTCCAGCATATGCCGAGCCACGGGCAAAATGGCACCGCGAGATTCGCGGGAACTGCACGACCTGCCGATACTCGTGACCGTCGAAATAAAGGACGAGCGAAACCGGGTTACGGCATGGGCAGCGAAGCCTATGGTGGCACCAATCCGCATTGCACCGGAAACCCAACCGGCCGTGGCCCCGTGGAAACGCCAATGATCTTAAGAGCATATCAGGCGGAGGCTGTCTCCGCCTGTTATCGTTCGCTCGCCGAGCGAGATGGCAACCCGTGCATTGTCATGCCGACGGGTGCGGGCAAGACCCCGATCATTGCCAAGATCTGTGCCGATGCTGTCGCTTGGGGGGAGCGGGTGGTCGTGCTTGCGCATGTCAAGGAGCTGCTGCTCCAGACTCTGGAAAAGATCCAGATCATGGCACCCGACCTGCCCGTTGGGGTTTACTCCGCGGGGCTCAATAGCCGAGACACCGGGCACCCGGTTATCGTTGCGGGGATTCAGTCGGTTTGGAAACGAGCGGCGGAACTTGGGACCAGGTCGCTGATTGTCATCGACGAGGCGCACCTTATCTCGCCGGATGACGAATCCCGTTATCAGATCTTTTTTGAGGAGATGCGGGCCATCAATCCTGATGTGCGGGTGATCGGATTGACGGCCACGCCATATCGGTTGGGCACCGGGGCATTGTGCGGGCCGGATGAAACGCTCAACCACATCTGCCATGAGACGCACATTCAACCGCTTATTGCTGGTGGTTTCTTGTCGCGGCTTGTGTTGCGGGGGTCCGACCTGGGCGCACGGGCTGATTTATCCGTCGTGTCAATTCGAGGCGGCGAATATGTTCCGGCTGAACTATCCGAAGCCGCAAGCCTCCCCTCGATTATTGCGGCGGCCACTGCGGACATCACGGCAAAAACCGTGGGGCGAAAGTCCGTGTTGGTGTTTGCCGTGGACATTGCCCACGGCGAAAAAGTCTTTGACTCGATGCAAGCGGCGGGGCTTAATGTGGCCATGGTGACGGGTGACACGCCGAGCCCTGAGCGCTCGCTAATGTTGGATCAGTTCAAGGCGGGCAACATCCGCTACTTGATCAATGTGATGGTGCTGACGACCGGGTTCGACGCACCCAATGTGGACTGCGTGGTTATGCTTCGGCCGACGCTATCACCCGGACTATACTATCAGATGGTGGGCCGCGGGTTTCGGGTTGCACCCGGTAAAACCAATTGCCTGATCCTCGATTGTGCCGGTAACATCATGCGGCATGGGCCGGTTGATGCGTTGGGCATGGGGCATCGGAGTGCCGGAAACCGGGAGCCGGGGGACGACATCGACGAGGATGACGACACGGTAAAAATGAGGGAGTGCCTTGGGTGCCAGTTCATTTTGCCTGCTGCCCAAAAGGAATGCCCGTGTGGTTACATGGCACCCGAAGACGAGCTGAAAATTGGAGGTGTTGACGAGGAATCCGACATCCTCCAAGACCTCGAACCGGAGTGGGTGCAGGTCAATGATGCGTCTTACCATTTGCACACAAAAAAAGATCCCGTGCCGGGCAAACCATCCTGCACATTGCGGGCCGACTATTACCTAGGGCTTGGGCGCAGGGTGTGCGAATGGGTTTGCGTTGAGCACACCGGCTACGCTCGAAACAAGGCTGAATCATGGTGGGCAGCGCGGAGTGATGAGCCATTACCGGACACCGTGGAGGATGCGCTCCGAGCCATCCGGCTTGACGGGTTACGGACGCCATCACGGGTACGGATTGCGCCTGAGCCGGGCACAAAATACATCAAGCTGGTTGGTTTCTGTTTTGACGCAATACAATTGACCACGGGCAACGGGTACACGGACGAAGACCTACCTTTTTAAGGATGACCATGGATCAGATGCAAAACACAATTGACGCGGCGCAAGCCTACATCCGGCAGGGATATTTGCCTGTGCCGATACCGGCAGGAAGCAAAGGACCAAGGATAAAAAATTGGCCCTTGTTTGTTTGTTCCGAAGGGGCCGCACCTAATCATTTTAGCGGGCGGGGAAACATCGGGATCATCCTTGGGGGCGAGCTGGCTTGCGTCGATTTGGACCATCCAATAGCGGGGCAATTGGCCGCCCAACATTTGCCGCCATCCGGCTGCGTAGTTGGACGGCCAGGCAACCCTCGGTCCCATTGGTTCTACCGGGTGACCGGCGAGCTTGTCAACAAACCATTCAGGTACAAATCAGGGGGCAAGTGGTGTTCAGTTATTGACATTCTGAGCGACGGGAAACAGGTGGTGGTTGGGCCAAGCGTTCATCCATCGGGTGACATCTACGACGACCTCGCGGGCGAACCAGCAACGGTCACGGCGGCCGAACTTATGGCGGCGGTTCAGGCGCTGTTCGACGCGGTGATGGATGCCATCGTGGCGGCCGGGGAAATCGTTGACGAGGGGCGGGCAATGCCCAAGGCCGCTGTTGTGGTGCCATCAATGCCACACCGGGCGACCGCAAATGGTCAATGGGCGGTTAGACCAGGCGATGACTACAATGCCCGTGGCGATGTTCGGGGCCTGCTCATTCGACATGGTTGGACGCAAGTAAAGGAGGGAGAGAACGAACATTGGCGGCGACCGGGGAAACCGGATGGGACATCCGCAACCCTGAGATCATCCCGCGAGTTTTATAATTTTTCGGGTAACTCGCCCGGCCTGATGCCCGATAAATGCTATTCGCCGTTTGCCCTGTTTGCGGCGCTTGAACATCGGGGCGACTTTATCGAGGCGGCCAAGGCCCTTGCTGCCGACGGCTACGGGGAGCAATTGCCAGCGGTTGACCTTAGAGGGTTTAACGCAAAGCATGGGGCCAAGCCCGCGGCACCCATCACACCCGCCGAACCCTTCCCGGTGGATTGCCTGATGCCACCTGGCCTGATTGGCGACATCATCCGGCACAACCTGCGAACAGCAAGCAATCCGCAACCGATCTTGGCGTTGAGCGGGGCGCTTGCGCTTATGTCCGTTATCCTTGGCAACAAGGTCCGATCATTCCCGAACCATCACACCTACGGGAACCTTTTTATTTTGGCTTTGGCACCAAGTGCGAGCGGCAAAGATCACGCCCGCAAACTTAATCGGGAAATCCTCGATGATGCGGGCGTTGGGCACTTGCGCGGGGCCGAGGGCATTGGATCGGCGCAAGGTATACCTGCTGCGCTCCATCGGCAATCTGTCATTCTGATGCAGATCGACGAGATTGCCGACCTCCTGGTGCAAATCAAAGACGCGCCAAGGTCACCGCACCTAACCTCGATTTCGCCCGAATTGAAAAAGATAAAAACATCGGCAGGATCTCAGTATCAGGGCAACGCCTTGGTCCACGAAGAAAATCTAAAGGTGTTAAAAGACCCTTACTTGGTCCTCTATGGCACGGCAACCAATACCGGATTCTGGGGGGCAGTGACAACCGCTCAGGTGACCGACGGGCTCTTGGGCCGGTTTGTTATTTTTGAGGCGGCGGGCTATGTCGAAATACAGGACGAAGTTTCGCCGGACGATGTGCCGCTTGACATCCTCGACCGAGTCAAATGGTGGGCAAACCTACCCACGCCGGATGGTGGCAACCTGCGCAAAAAGCCCGTCCTTATCGAGCACACGCCAGAGGCCAAGGCGCGGGCCATCAGCCACGCCAAAGCGGTCAACGCCAAACAGATCATCGAACACAAAGACGACCCATTGCGGGCTGCTATATGGGGACGGACGGCAGAAAATACTAACCAGTTGGCGTTATTGTTTGCCTGCTCACGGGCGCTTGCCGGGGCGCTGCCTACCATTGAGCTGGGCGATGTGGACCTTGCCGTCAAATTATCCAACTGGCTGACTCGGAACATGGTGCGCAAAATTACCGGCCATGTGGGGGAAAATGAGTGGGAGCGAATGCTCAAGAAAATGCTATTGGCAATACCCGACGAGGGTATCAGCCAATACGGTTTACGCCGCAAGTTCCGATCCCTCAAGGGCCGGGAGCTGCCCGACGCGCTGGGCCAGTTGATCGAGGGCGGCGACATCGGCACGCATTCGGTGCCTGGCGGCGGCCGTTCGGCCGGTTGGTTCTACCGGATTGATTCGGGATACATGCCTCCCGACG